GGGGCTTGACTCAGGCCGGCGCAATCCGCTTGATGCAAGGCGCAATCGTTCCAACAGAAACAGGTATTACGACTACTGCGGGCGCGTTTATCAATGCGCCTTTGTTCCCCGTTGTGCCTGATGAAATTGTGCCAATCGCGTATTGCCTGGTTCGTACTTCCCCAACGGGCAGTTCGTTTACCCCAGGTACTACGTCTTGGGCCGCGGCGGGTATCACGACTTCGACGTTTGTGAACATCAGCACAGTTCCCGACCGCCCGCAAATCAGCTAGGGCAAACAAAGGTGCTTTTTTAAATCGCACCTTTCCGAGCTGCTTAAAGCAGTTGCCGCCACCTTCGGGTGGCTTTTTTATGGCCCGTCGCTTCACCGCTTCGGGCCATTCTTATTTAGGAGTCTTCCATGAATGCAATCGACAACCCAGTCAAGCGCCAGTACAACCGCAAAGAGCTTCACACCTCTGAAATGCCTATGGCGGACAAGGGTGACATTGATATGAGCCTGGACAAAGAACTGTCCCACGGCGAGCCCCAGGTTCATATCGCCAGCGAGCAAATCGCCAAAGACGATTACTACGCACAGCTTGCATTCATGGAAGAGCCCGTAACGGTATCCATTGAAGAGAACAGCGGCAATACCAAGAGCCCTGAAACGCACGTTCCCGCTTTCGTGAATGGCAAGGGCGCTGAAGTCCTGATTAACGGCAAATGGCATGAATTCGGCTGGTTGCCAATCGGCCCGCAGCTTGTGATTAAGCGCAAGTACGTAGAGGTCTTGGCCCGGTCACGCTCCACATCCATCGAAACGATCCACGACGACGCGACCGTCAAGGTTCCACGCAATGACGTGCGCCGCACCAATCGCGCCAATTACCCGCTGACCATCATTTACGACGCAAACCCGCGCGGCCATGCTTGGGTGTCGGCTGTTCGCGCTAACCACGCCTAAACATGAACTACCTGCAGCTTTGCAACCGCCTGCGGACTGCCGTAGGTATCAGCGGATCGCCTATGGTTTCCGTGACGGACCAGACCGGCGAAGCACTGCGGGTAACCCAGTGGATCAATGAAGCATGGATGGACCTGCAGGCCACTCGCCAGGATTGGTTGTGGATGCGCAAGTCTGTGGCATTCCCGACTGTGGCAAACCGCGTCAGCTACACCCCGGACTTGCTGGGCCTGACTGACTTTGGTATGTGGGCGCGCGACACGTTTCGCAATTATGCGAACCCCGTGGTTTCAATGCCGATTGCCTCACCTGGCGTGGTCACGCTGGCAGGCAATTTCTTGTCAGCGGGCGATACGGCCATTTTCTACACGACCGGCGCACTTCCTACCGGGCTTGTCGCCGGGACGACCTATTACGTGGTTTCGCCTGTAGCCAATTCATTCAGTGTTGCCGCGACTGCAGGTGGTACGGCCATCGACTTCACGGGCTCGCAAAGTGGTGTTCACACCATGACCTCGAACAACACCACGATATTTTCCGGCATGGCTTCTGAAATCTTCATGAGCTATATCGAGTATGACCGCTGGCGCAATGCCTACGAGTATGGAGCCTTGCGTCAAGTCGCAACCAGGCCCAATGAAGTAACCATTACACCACTGCAAGCGTTGGCGTTTGGTCCGATTGCTGACGCTGGTTACACCATTTTGGGCGATTACTACAGCGTGCCGTCTGAATTGGCGGCATCTACCGACATTCCTGCGCTTCCGATTCAGTTCCACATGGCAATCATCTACAAGGCCATGCTGGCCTATGGCATGTACGAGGCCGCAAGTGAGGTAGTACAACGCGCCACGATGGAGATGGACAAGTGGATGCGCCGCATTCATACCGACCAAATGCCGGAAATTGAAATAGGTAGTGCGCTGGCATGAGCTTGCCCAACGTCAGCACTGACTTCTACCCGCTGGGTGGTGGTCTGGACTTGGTGACTCCCGCCATTGCGGTATCACCCGGCAAGATTCTGGACTCCCAGAACTACGAGCCTGCGATTGGTGGCGGATACAGCCGAATCTCTGGGTTTGAGCGCTATGACGGCCAAGCATCTCCGACTTCAAAGAGCTACTGGCTGATAAGCATCAACCTGACGGGCACGATTGTTGTCGGCAATACGGTTACGGGTTTGACCAGTGCCGCGACTGGCGTGGTGGTGGGCCTGGTGACTGGCCAATTGGTATTGGCGCGGGTTTCCGGAACATTCAACGCCAGCGAAGCCCTGCAGGTTGCCGCGGTGACGCAAGCCACTTCGACCAGCCTGGCAGTTGCAGATTCAGCCAACACGCCCACTCTGCACGCTGATTACAAGCTACTTGCTGCTAACGATTGGCGAACACTCATTGGAGCCATTACAGGCTCGGGCCGCATTCGTGGCGTATGGGTCTACAACGATGTGGTGTACGCCTTCCGAGACAACGCAGGCGGCACGGCAAAGAATATGTGGAAAGCCACATCGTCGGGCTGGGTGCAAGTATCACTAGGCAAAGAGATTCAGTTCACAGGTGCAGTGGGAGAGGTGTTTGCAGGCGACACCATCACCGGATTGACTTCAGGTGCCACGGCTACGGTAGTTAAGCCCATGCTTCGGACTGGATCATGGACGGTGGCCGGTGCTGGGACGTTGATTCTGTCCTCTGTAGTCGGCACGTTCCAAAGCGGCGAAGCATTGCGGGTGGTTGGTGTTACCAGAGTCACATCGTCATCCCTGCAAACCAATATCACGCTGCTGCCTGGTGGAATCGGGGAGTATTTCAACTACAACTTCGCGGGTTCCACGAACACCATGAAGATGTACGGCTGTGACGGCGTGAACCTGGCGTTCGAGTTCGACGGCACCAATTACATCCCGATCCGCACCGGCATGACTGCGGACACGCCGACCCACATCATGGCGCACAGGAGCTATTTGTTTCTGTCGTTCCTTGGGTCTGTGCAGTATTCAGGTATCGGCAACCCCTACGCGTGGACCGTGGTATTGGGTGCGGGTGAATTGAACCTTTCCCAGTCTGTGAGCGGGTTTCTTCCGCAATCGGGCAACTCTGGCGGCGCATCGCTGGCTATTTTCACCACGGAGCGAACTTTCATCCTCTACGGATCGTCTAGCGTCAACTTTTCGCTAGTGCCATCGGTGTTTGACCTTGGGTTTTCTCCTTACACCATGCAACAGGTCAGCAATGACGCATTTGGTTTGACGGCTAGAGGCATCCAACGCCTGATGACCACGCTGAACTATGGCGACTTCGACTATGGCTCAGTGAGCCACATGATCCAGCCGCTGATGACGCTGAAGCGCGGGCTAGAAACAACGTCTTGCACGCTCAGAACCAAGAACCAGTACCGGGTTTACTTCTCCGATAGCAGCGCCCTTGCGGTAGGTTTGACGGGCGACAATATCAGCGGCATCACGGTGCTGAACTACGGCATCCCTGTTCGCTGCATGGTTAGCACAACCCTATCCACGGGGGCTGAAGTGACTTACTTCGGCTCGGATAGCGGCTACGTCTATTTGGACAACACCGGCACCAGCTTTGACGGTGCTGTGATTGAGTCGTGGATGCGTTTGCCATTCAATAACAACAAATCGCCGCGGGTGCGCAAGCGGTTTCGCCGAGCAATATTTGAACTGAGCATTGACGAGTTTTGCAGCGTCAACATCACCTATGACTTGGGCTACGGGAATCCTGACGTTTCACCCGCTGCAACTCAAGCAGACCAAGCGCTAAACGGAAGCGGCGGATTCTGGGATTCATTCACCTGGGACCGCTTTAGCTGGGATTCGCAATCCGTCAGCAACCCAAGTATCTCAATCGACGGCACGGAAAAGAACATCAGCCTGACGTTCTACTCCAGCCGCGCACAGGACAAGCCACACACCATCCAAGGGGTCACGCTGTTGTCCACCCCGCAAAGACTTGAAAGAAGCTAATGACGACCTACTACACCACCACGGGTAACCCGGCAAGTATTAGCCGGGGTTCTAGTTCGCTGATTCGCAACGAGTACACGCTGATTCAGACCGGCTTTGCTACCGTTAATAC